TGAGTACCACTCATAGACCTTATCGTAGACTTCGGGGTTAGTGGCTGCTATCGCCGCCTCTTGTTCCGAGTGAGGATCATCAATAATGAGCAGATCAGCTCCTTTACCTGTAACAGTACCGCCAACACCAATAGCAAAGTAATCGCCATTGGCATTAGTACCCCAACGGCCAGCAGCCTTACTATCAGACTTAAGAGCGACATCTGGGAAAATCTTTGAGTACGCTTCGCTACCAACTAGGTTCCTCACTTTCCTACCAAAACCGACCGCAAGTTCTGCGGTGTTAGAACATTGAATAATCTTCTTAGACGGAAACTTTCCTAAGAACCATGCGGGAAGCATATAGGATGCAAACTCGCTTTTCGTATGACGGGGAGGCATATTAATGATGAGTCTTTTTAATTTACCATCCGCTATATCTTGAAACTTCTTAGCCATTATCTTATGATGGGGGCCGTTTACAAAGCCGGGCCACATTTGGTGGACAAACTCCATAAAGTCGGTTTGGGCTTTTTCCCTACCTAGGGAGTCTACATAATCCTTCGCCATCAGCATTAACGCAGATTGCTCTTCTGGGGGTAAACCCTTAATGATCTCTTCGATGTTCATTCGATCACTAACTTATGGACACGAATATAGGACGGACGGATACTTCTCGCCCGATTTGGTAATCTCTTACAGTGACCCAGATCACAGAGTTGTTTCATGATTCTATGAGTATGTCCTCTACCCTTAAATTTGGTCTGTTGCATTACATCATCTATAGAGGGCGCATAGCCGAACTTCTTCCACCATTCGTCAATCATCTCGTATACGATCGCCTGGCGCTCAGTCATTGCGTTCCTGTTTCAAAATATATACCCCCCACCCCTAAGTGTTTGATTTCATTAGGGGGGTGTCTTCTGTATCTGGTAAATTTACCAGATGGCTCTCGTTTTCGAGGGGTACCCCTATTTTGTTTGGTGATCGTGTGTCTGGATTACTATGTGTATTACCGACGGTCATAACATCCACGAGGCCGACTGGGGCGGCGGTGGGGTCGGAATACTCAGAAAGAGCGATGGGGTCGGGCTTACCGCTTTTAATGATAGCCAATAGCTCGTCCGAGTCGTCTAGCTCATCGACTGTTCTAATGTTATCGCTCATGACTTGCTTGAGCTTAGCCATTAGCTCAGCCTTGGCACTCTCAGAGTCCTTGATGATTGTCTTCTCGATCTTGCGTTCGGTGAACACCTGTAATTCTGACACCGACCCCAGCTTGCTTAAGGCTTGTATTCTTGCATTAGGTGGACTCTCAGGGTCAAGAGCCTCCTTGGTAAGCTGAGAAACCACGAGGGAACGGAGTTCAGCGATCTTTTGAGCGTTCTCTTGATAATCCAGATAGTTTTTAGCCCTCTCTAGCGCCTCCACCTCAGCGATGATTCGGGGGTCATTTGACAATCTACTAGCATCATCTGACATTGTCTTTCTCTTTCCTGTGTATTTATAAGCTTTAGCCATCGCCTCTGTCTTCGTCAGTCCGTTGACCAATCCTTTACAAAATTGCTTTTGCTTATAGGTTAAGTTCCTTTTATTGCTTAATATCCTATGGGCTGGAATGTTATCTAGCTCCTCGCTTATCTGTCTTCTCGTTAGTCTTTGAGGTTTCATTCAATAGGGTATTTATTTGGTATTGGAAGAACTATAGCACAGAATCCTGGCTTTACTGTATATCCATCCAGTAGTTTATGCGAACGAGAAGGCAATGCTTTATTTTTCAATGGGAACTGGTAAGCGAGTAAGTCTCCTATCCTCTCTCTATTCTTTATGTCTTTCCCTCTATGCGTACTTAAGCCATCCCTAAGAACTGAGCGGGCTTTTATGTTTTAAGGTGCAAAGCTGCAGAGCGGCCCCAAACAAAAAACAACAATAACCCTTTGACTTAGTCGGGAATTGCGCTTGACTTTGGTTTGGGTGTATATTCTCAATATGTAGTTTTTTTCAATGTATTGATAAGAGGAGAAGTTATGAAAAGATACAAGTTTGAATGTCCTGACGATGTTCGGGATTTCTTGGAAGAGTTGGTCGATGATGGCTTGACCTTTCACCTTGACGATGACCCCGAAGATATTTTCGAGGGTGAGATTGCTTACTTGCTTAAGTTAAACATGATCGACTTGTGGAAGTATTGCGACCCTTGGCAAGTCATGGAGTATTACCCCGAAACAGAAAAGAAGTATATGGATAGAGATGAGGAGGCAGTATGAGATTCAGCAAAAGAACCATGATGGCTCACATAGTCAGAAGACTAGCCAAATTAGAAACAGAGTGGGGTTTCGACCCTAACAATGGCTATGCACAAGTCAAGGATTCGGACTTTCATCGTGTCATGGCTTATGGTGAATATGAGGCTTTAAACAAGATGTGGGATGCAATCGAATATAACCTTATCAAGGAGGAAGTATGAATTTCTCAGTAGACACCCCAACAATTGCTATGAAAAGCACAAACCGCAAATGGGTCATTTTGATGCCTGATGGCACGAAGTATAAGCAACCATCTAATCCAAAATATGACCTTGAGTTTGATCAATTTGAACTTGCGAATTACTTCGTATGCAACATGGACACAAAGAAAAAACACAAGGTCAGAATCACGATGGAGATTGATTTAGAAGTATCCACAGACTACCTTGCAAAACTTGCCAATAATTTAAGCATGGAAGTAGTTAGAAACTGTTTTAAAAATCACAATCGCACCATTAACTCTGAATCAATGACCATTATTAGGGAGGAAGTATGAAATTCACAATGACAGTAGACATTGATTTAGTCGCTATTGCTGATGCTATGAGGGATAACAATCTCTCATTAGAGGATGTTAAGCATAGGATTGGGAACAACCTTTACATGGGCTTATCTTGCATTGATGCAATGCTTAATCGTGATCTTGGCATTGAAATTACAGAATCATTTGTACATAAGGAGCAAGCATGAACAAATACGAAAGAGATCAAATGGAAAAATTTAACGGATGGCACAACTACGCCACATGGAGGATCAATCTTGAGGTGTTTGATGGTTTGACCCTAAGAGACATTGACACAGTTGAAACTAACCCTCATGAAGTTTCAAAAATCCTCAAAGATTATGTAGAAATGGGCATAGGCGATGAGTGTAAATATGGCTCTTTATCTTATGGCTATGCAATGGCTTTTGTTTCAGAGGTCAACTTTTACGAGATTGCTCAACACTTATTAGAACAAACGGAGGAAGTATGAAAACATTCGAATGCTTTTGGGGTGATGGATATCGGGGTGATGATGGAAAGTCAATCCTTGCTTATAACAATACGGACTTTTTTACTGTGGATAGAGGGTATTCAGAGAGTGATATTTGGGCGGTAGATTCCCTTGAGCGTGGTGAATATGCCGAATTTAAAGAGAGCGGTGATCATTGGGTAAGGAGAATCTCATAATGGCAAAAGTTTACAAAGTCTATGCAACTGAAAAGGTTTTTTACGAAATCGGAGTTGTAGCCGATAGCGAGGAAGACGCAATCAAACAAGTAGAAATGGGGAATTACTCTACATGGGAAACCATTGATGGGGAAAACTTCTATATTGAAAACGCAGTATTTGAGGAGGATTTATGAAGATTTACTACGCACACGCACATAGTCGGAGTTTTGACTTTCAAGCCATCGGCTCGACCTATAACGAGGCGATAGGCACACTCCACAAGGGACTTAAGGCACACGCAAAGACTTACAACCTTGAGCCGAAATGGTTTGAGCAATGGGCAGATATACGAGTGCAAGAGATTAATTCGGGCGAGTGTTTAAGGGATAGAGAACCAATCAAGGAGATAGCATGAAAAATTGGCACGAACTAACCAACGAGGCAGTAGAAAAGATTGCACTAGATGCCCTTACAAAGGCTTATGACTATATCTATCTGAATCTTGGGGTGGATGTATCAAACGCATTTACAGACATAGAAAAGGAGGCTTTGTTAGATGTTATATGGGACAAGTTGTTAATCAAGCAAGTCTGATGATGGCTTTATTAGCCGAAATCCCGAAAGGGATAATTTGCAAACAAAAGGAGGAAGTATGAATCATTATTTAACTATGGATGCCAATTACAAACGAGCAAACATTTACGCAACAGATCAGGGAGCATGGTTAGTTAAATGCTTTGAGGATGGCTATCACATACCCGAACTAGATAGCAGTTTGAGCCTAAGAGAAAATGCCCTGTTAATGGGTGAAATGTTTGTCACCGACACAAGGAAGATAAAACCATGAGCGAGCCATTCACAATTGACGATTTATTTTGCTCAGTCAATGACATATACGAGCAATTTGACGGGGGATATCTACCCTTAGACGAGGCAAACGACATCCTAAAGCGGTGTTGCGAGGCTTTCATTCAATCAAACCAACCAAAAGAGGCTTAAACATGGCACAGACTCGAATTTTCCGAGGAGTAGAGACAACCACCTTTCGCAACGATCAAGGAGCGTTGGTGGGCATTTATAGAGGCACAGAGGTTGCCTCACAACTGGGAGATACCATCACTCTTAAAACGGGCGGATGGAAGTCAAGAACGACCAAAGTTCGCATGAATCAATTTTCCAATACTTATTGCCATGGCTTTTTTGGGGTATATCAAAAGAATCATGAATGGTTCGTAAGCATTCACGATCAGATTCTCCCATTTTTGGGCGATACGATCACTTTCGAGTTGTAAAACAGATGGCAGCCTGAAGCCCTTTTTTAAGGGTTTTGGGGTGGCATTTGGGAAAATTTAGGCCCGATTCCGCCAGGTTTCACGCAGTACGATGCTATTTTTATTTACAAAAGGGAAAAGTAACTTTATGAAAAAAAGATTACGCAGTAAGACGCTAAAACATTTGTTAGATGTAAAAGAGTCTGTTGCCTATATCCAGGAAAGAATCCGGATGAGTAAGGGTATAGACCTAGAGATTTTAAACAAGAACTTACATTATGCTTTATTAAAAGAGGAGGAGTTATGCAAGAAAACTGGCTTTGGGGGTTTGACCAATTCATCAACGACATCACAACGACTAGAGGGGGAAGCATGAAAGTTAAAACGCAAGGATGGGGCGATAGCATGATCGCTACAAAGTATGTGTATGAAAGAATCTATGACATCCTAGATGGCAAAGGAAGTGATATGTCTTTTGAATTATCTAGATTTTTAGATGAATGCGCCCACAATTACAAAGTAGATACTGGTAACTTAATAGGGGAGGAATCATGAAAGAAGCACCACGCACAGTCATGTTTAATACTTTTGCTATAGAAGGCATGACTTTAAGAGATCACATAGCTTGTAAGGTATTACCAGCCGTAATGAATAAGTGGCCCAGTGCAAGCGAAATCGGGGCTGCAGAGTTAGCTTATATGCATGCTGACGCTATGCTATTAGTTCGTGATATGAATCCTGATGATTATGGAATGGAGATGGACAAATGAAAATGAAAGAATATTCAGTAACGATTTCTTATAGTGGTTCAAGGACTTATTCTGTAAGCGCACCCGATTATGAGGAGGCAGAGGGCATCGCTTGTGATGAGTTTGAAAACGATTGCGGGGAGATTAGGGAGGATACTACAATTGATGATGTAATCTCTGAAGAGGATGGTAATGAAGAATGAAAAGGAATTTTTTCAAGAACTGCTAAAGCTGGAGAAGATCCAGCCTAGCGCACCATTGACCATCAAGGAGATAGAGTCTATCTACTTTGATGTGTCGATGCAAAAGAGCATAAGCCCGCTTGTCGACTTTGTTCGGCGGATTGAAAACGCACATGGAATAGGAGTACACAATGACTAGAGACGACCTGATTTGCGCAGTATTGTTTGGCCTTATGACCGCAGCCTTATGCCTGGCATGAGGGTTTTGACTGATAGAACCGCACTAATCCAAGCGGTTGATAGGCTAGAAAACAAGGGCAGTTTTGCGGTATCATTAGGCAAGGCTGCCCTTATAGCTGACGAGGAGAACCTTAAGAAGTTAGTGGAGGCTTTTCCGGATTATTTCATAAAGCACGAGGCTATCAGAATTGTATGGACGCAGTGATACTCTATTTAAAAGATGGCAAGAACGGCAAAGTTGAAGTTGTAATGGAATTGGTTGGTGATCCAGGTCAGTCGTTCCTTATTGGAAACGCCATTGTCAACAACCTATGGGAAGTTAACAACTGCGTGTTCGTCAAACACAATGAGTTTACTCAGGATTCACCGTCCGACCTATTGCAATAAGCGATTTGCCGGCGGCCTCAGACCCCACTCTAGTTTCAAAATCATTGAAGTCCTCTCCCTCCAAGGCAGAAACCCAGTAAGGCATCCCTGTTTTCTTGGCTGCCTTGATGCCTACAGGATCATGATCCGCTACTATCATGCAGTCAGGATGATTCTTTGCCACCTCTGCGATGTTTCCAGCAGAAAAGCATACTTGGATGTTATAACGAGTGCGGACGGCTTTAAGAGCCTTCCTGATGGACAAGGCGGTAGCGTAGCCTTCCACAAGAATGATGCGTCCTTTGTTGTTGATCTCGCACGATGCACCTTTGGTACGCTGACCAGAAAGGAACCTTTTGGAACCTTGTGGATCTATTAACTGACAACCAACCAAACGCCCTTCTATGCGCATAGGTATAACAAGAAGGTTATTCCATACCAAGTCTTTGACATCTGCGAATCCCTTGTTAACTAAATATGGATGTGTTACTTTTACGCAACGGTCAAGAATCCAAGATGCCTTACCGGATGCCTCGTTCTGTTTAGCAAGCAAGTCTTTGTTAAATTTCTGTACACGCTCCCGATATTCAGCCTCTGGTACATAACTACCGCTCCAAAAGATGGCTTTCTCATGCACTGCCCAGTTTTTCACCGCCCCATGATCTCCATGATAGATATAAGAACCATTCTTTTTATTAGGTTTATCAACTGTAGGAACACGAGTCCAACGGTCGTGAACCAAGCTATCAATAATCAATCCATGTTGATGTGCAAAAGATTCAAAGCTCATTCTCTACCTCCGCAATACGTTTACCAATCCATTTCATAACTGGAACTGCCATGCTATTACCCATTGCTTTGTATCTTTGACCATCCGGCGACTCGTCTTTACCACGCCAAGGAATGTTGGTATAGCTATCAGGGAATCCCTGTAACCTTTCGCATTCAACAGGGGTAAGACGGCGAACTGCCATGGTTGAGGCAAATACTGCTGCCACTTGGTTTGTAACTTCGGTAGATTGTGGTGAACGACTAGGATCATTACTTGCGGTCAGCGTAGGCGCAACAGATTCTTGGGCCACAAAAGTCTGAGCATGATGCGACTGCACTGATGGGCGCAAGGCTTGCAAAGCTGGAGTTACATGTAGTGGGGTAGCACTAAAGTTATTGGCATTAGCATCTTCACGCAAACTATATGCTTCAATATTTTGCACGAGCGGAATGTTGCCACCGCCTGTACCCCAGCGTGATGTAACTGTCTGAGATACATCGCCCATCTCTTTTACACGACTATCGGCTGGGTGAGTTTCATATACTTTAGCTATCAGATCAGATGCGCTCTTGTAATCACGGGCTGCAATGGTGCTGGCTACATCTTGAGTTCCATACTCACCAGTAGATTGACGATCAAAGGTTACTAAGGTTTCTGATCCTCCTCCAAGATCTCCACCATTTGCTCTGATTGTTCCAACTCCTTCGCCGTAGCCTCCAAAGCTGCTTGGAGTAAATGGGGTAACTTCTTTCCTCTTTTCTCTGCTCGGCGGAGTATCCCTGCGCAAGCAAGAGGACTCAAATAAAACTTTTGCGGGAGATTCCCAGTCTCCAAGACATCCAACAACAAAGACACGTCTACGTCTTTGGGGTACTCCGAAGTATTGAGCGTCAAGCACCCGATAGCTGAACCCATACCCGAGTTCGACCAACGCCCCGAGGAAGGAACCAAAGTCCCGTCCTCCATTGCTACTGAGGACACCTGGCACGTTTTCCCATACGCACCACTTGGGTCTAAACTTGTCAAGAATTCCAACATAGGTAAGGGCAAGGTTACCCCGTGGATCTTCAAGCCCTTTACGAAGTCCTGCAACTGAAAAGGATTGACACGGAGTTCCTCCGACCAAAAGGTTAATTGGTTCATTTAAATTCCATTCTTTATACTTAGTCATATCGCCCATATTTGGAACGCTTGGGTAGTGATGCGCTAATACTTCCGATGGGAACTTCTCTATCTCGGAGAAGGCTATCGGATTGAAGCCAAGGTCATGCCATGCTACCGTGGCCGCCTCAACCCCTGAACACACGGATAAGTAGTTCATTTCTTACCTATCAATTCTCTAACTTCTTGCATAAGTTCTTTTGCTCGCCTATCCATAGCATCTCCAAGTTGTTTTTTTTCTTTTTTATTAAAGATAGCATCCCAATTGTCATTAAAGTCTTTCATTGGAATAACCAATGGTCTTTGGGCATCGCCCTTGCCACCGTCTCTCATATCATTGCTCCTATAAAGTCTTCTACTTTAAAACCACGCTTCTCTAATTCTCTCTTAAGTTTTTGCTTTGCTTTTAATTCAATTGCTCCGACATTACCTCTGCTCATGCCCAAGGCATCAGCTACTTCTTGTTGTGTCATAGCGTAGTCATCATATGGTGTCTTTTCTATCATACCGTTGCTCCTTGTTGTGCTTTGCTCTTACCGTATGCAATAAACCGGCTTTTAATCCAGCGTAATGTCTCTGGTGTTGGTGGTTTAGGATCAACATGCAATCCACCTGGAAACACCGAAAACTTTTCTTTGTATTTATAGGCAGCCCATCCATCCTTATAACCTTTAAGGCGCCCGTAATACATAAGTTCTGCATAAAATTCTGTGTTTGATTTATGCAACTTACGATTGGCTGCCTCTAATTCTTCAAGTTGACCAGCCACACTGTCAATCATGCTTCTGCTAGGTCTTACATGACCGCAAGCATGGCAAGTATTAGTTGTAGAGACCCATAGCTCAGCACAAACTGGACACTTAGCTTCTTTCTTTTCTTTTTCGGTTGGCTCTCGTTTAACTTTCTCTGATCCGCCTTCCTCTAAAGTCTGAACGCCCTCGGTATATAGTTGATCCCAATCCTCACGGAAGCGCAGGAAGTTACCGGAATGGTCTAGCCACAATGCAAACTCTTTACCTTCGTGTGGACGCATCACACGCCCAAGCTGCTGGACATGGGATGAAAAAGACTTAGAGAATGGGCGGGCTGATACACCAATCATGACATCAGAAACATCAAATCCACGAGTAAGAATGTCGGTAGCAATTAACCCATGAATCTGCGTGTCTGGGCGAGAGAAGTCTTCAATAGCCTCTCTTTTGAACTCATCTTCTTCTTTATAAGAAATAGATACAAAGTTATAACCTTGCGATGCAAACTGTTCTACCAGGTCTCGCCCATGCTCTACACCTGAACAGAATACAATCGTCTTGCGTGGGCCACCAAAGACTTCATGCGTCTTCTTAATCCATTCCTGAACAATATCGCCTGTGATTTGCATACCACGCTTGGTTGTATCGTTAGCAGACCACTCACCAGCCATCTTAGTAACGCCCGTCATGTCAATTTCTTTAGCAATAAAGACACGCAGTTTAGTAAGCCAGCCTTTTTCAATCAAATCGCCAGTAGGTGTGGCGCCCACCACATGGGTATATATGTCTCCAAGCCCCTTAGTAAAAGGGGTTGCGGTCAATCCAATAACTCTGATGTGTGGATTGTTCTTAATGAATTCAGTAGTCTTTGTACGAGCAATATGGCACTCGTCAATAATGAGCAACTCAATATCAGGGAATGATGATCTACGCTCTAGCGTTTGCGCCGAACAGATCTGAATTCTTTCGTGTGGACGTTCTCTCCAATGCTTGGCTTGCATGACTCCATGCTCAATACCATACTTGGATAGACGCATACTGGTTTGATCTATTAAGACAATGCGATCTAATACCATCGCTGTCTTTTTATAATCTTCTGAAACAGTCTTCATGATAGACATTGCTACTTCTGTCTTACCAAATCCTGTTGGTGCGTAAAGCAATTGCCGTGTGTGGCCTTGCTCAAATCCCTCTTTAATCTTTTGAACAACTTCTAATTGATGCTCACGCAGTTCTAACACTTATGCTCCTGTTCTAGCAAGAAACCGCTTGCATTCGGGTGGGGTTACTAACAACTATGTGAAGTCTTTAATCTTTATAAAGATACAGGCTATTTAAAGTCGCCGAGCCGACTGTGTTGCGTTCACCCCATGTAAACTTTAATGCTTTTATGACAACTTTTTAATAGAGGAATACCCCTATTTACGCTGCCATTTTTTGTGCTTGCTTTTTCCAGTAAGTAACTTGCTTCATTAATTCAGAGCATTTGTTTTGGAAAGTATCACGGCTAATGGTTAATGAACGGATCGCAATTTCTTGATTCTTAACCGTAGCTTGAAGCTCCTCAATGATAGCCTGAGCAGCCCCCTTCTCTGTAGCCGTACCTTCCATAGCAGCGACCGCAACTCTGGCTTCGAGCCGTTCGTTCTCCTCAGCCAAGGCTTGAATTTCAGTTGCCAGCTCATGGAGTTTGTCCTCTTCAGGGGCAGGTGCCGGTACGGTTGGTTGTTCATCTTTGTATTTTACTTTCTGCTCAAACTCTTTTCCGTTTCTTTCAAACTTAATTGCTTCAGGTTGTGGCTTACCTAAAGACTCACGAATAGCCATCACGGTTGGATGGGTTACGCCAGTTTGAACAGCGATCTCACGGTTACTCCATAAAGACCATTCCATGTCGTCCAGTAATTTTAATACTGCACGGCGTCTATCAGCACGAGTTGGTGGCAGACCGTGATCTTTGTTGACACCAGTTGACGCCAGCAGAGCATCACGCTTAGTACCATCAACAATAATGACTTCTACATCAACTATGCCAGCCTTCTTATAAGCAAAGTAACGGTGCCATCCATCAACGAGATAATGGCGAGATCCAACTCGGTATACCTTAAGGGCTGGGAATTTGACTCCCTCTCTGATCTTCTCGGAATAATCATGGATCGTGTCCTGGTTTAGTGTTTCACGGGATTGAAGTTCTGGGTCAAGTGTAATTTCTGTAAGTTTCATAAATTCCTCATTAGTTCAGCGAAGGCCGTTTTTAGCTCTCGCTCGGTTGCTTTAGGGTTATTGGCAGTTCTTAGAGCGTTCATTGCTCTTTCTTTCCACCTGATCGTAGTTTGCACCGATCCTCTTTGTACCGCATCGGGGATTACCCCAGCTTGCTTTTTTATTTCTTCTCGTAAATCCATTGCTCTCTTTCTATTGCTTTCTTACGTAAGCCCATGTTACCTTTTGGTGGACGCACTACGCCCTAGCAGTGCGCCTTTAACTGTTACCTTTCGGAGCCACAGCACTCGCCAGTCGTTCGTAGAATCGGCACTAAGCTTCGCCACCGATATTGCGCTCTTACATCCACTTCCCCAGTAGCGCTTGTATCTATCCCGCTGGTGTTTCTCTGCCGTCCAGGATAAACCACAAAAGAAAAAACCCCATACAACTGGAGTCTACATTTGGACATTCTCTTATGTTTATCACCGACCAACTAAGCATAAGAAAACTAGGCGTAGACCCCATGTGTATAGGGCTTTGGTCGTGATTGTAACATAAAGAAACCGTCCAAAGTTTCCTTCTGTTAGTAAAACTATACCACAAATAAAAAGGGGCAAGAAGTTTCTTCTCACCCCTTGGCTTACGCCATTACTTCTTGAGCTGCTCTAGAACTGTGATAGTCCAGTTGATCCACATATCGTTGTACTTCTTAACTTGTGTGGTTACTTCTTTAACTTGCTTATCAAAATCAAACATGGTTATCTCCTATTGGTTTATGTTGCATTGCAACAATTATACACCTATGTGGTAAATTTACCAGATGCAAAAAAAATGGGAGTGGCTCCGTGATGCCACCCCCAAACACCTTACCGAGGAAAAGTAATACTAACTGTACATCTATACAGTATTAATAGTTATAAGGGTTTACCCTAGGTTCCCAAACGGAACCTATTAAAGAGTCCTTTAATACCTGAAAGCCTTATTAAAGAATCATTTACTAAACCTTACAAAATGCCCCGTTCGGGAATTTTTGTGTAATATACGCTACTTTTTCTTACATTATTCCCGATCAGGAAACTTTTTGTTACACAGGTGACCTATTTTAAAAACGCTTGTAAGTGCATGAAATTTATATAAAAAGTCATGCAAAAATAGGACATCATGCCATCATGCCGCATGAAAGTGAGGGACGTACCTAATCGGTTAAGTCTTGTATAAGACTGGCCATGCGGTCGGTTAGAGTAGAAACATGCTTACTGTATTCCTTGATGGTTACATCACAGCCACCGCCTTTAATCTTTTCAGCCCGCTCAACGGTCAGCTTCCAAACTTGTTGGTCGTCATCATAGAGATATCCCTGTAATGAATCCAAAATACATTTACAAATGTTATCAATATCCAAGAGTCTTTTGTCTCGTGGATACAACACGATTGATACTTCTACTGGATCACTTCCAAATCCAGTTATCCCATTACAAGCCTCTGCTGCAGCAGCTTTAAAGGCCATGCCCCGCTTAGAAATATAGCGCCTCTTGCCCGATGTTAGCCAGTAGGAATTAACAGAACAAGGATAAGGTAGCTTTAGGGTAATCACTTATAAATAAATTGCATTAAAGTGGGTACGATGTATTGACTGTATTCATAACTGTGATTATAGTCTTAAAAAAAGAGGAGAAGTATATGAAAGAATATCGAGTAAAAGTAACGGTTAGGAATAACTTGTTACTGTCAGCGATTGAGGATGCTGGCTACAAATCTCAAGCAGAGTTTGCTAGATCTGCTGGTCTAACGGACACACAAGTTACAGCACTAGTTGGGCTGCGGGCCTGTCCAATAAACAACGATGGAGAATTTTCAAAGTTGGCACAAGCGGTTATGGAGGCCCTGGGCGCCTGCCCAACCGATCTGTGGACAAACGAACAATTAACTATGCGTTTAAAAGTCAGTAGCGCAGAAGCTAAAATTGATCAATACCAGTTACATGCAGTACTTGGAAAGAACGCATCTGATTTAATTGGATTTGAGGTTAAACAAAACAATGAAGATCATTTACATGACTTAAAAAAATTAGTTGCAGAAAAGTTAGATACCCTTACTCCAAGGGAAAGAAAAGTATTGCAATTGCGCTTTGGAATCGACGCAGAGAACCATACATTATCTGAAGTTGGCAATATGATGGATATGACTAGTCAAGGTATACGTCAAATAGAAGCAAAAGCATTGCATAAACTGAGACACCCATCACGTTCCAGTGATCTCAAACAATTTATAGAGGAATAAGAAATGACAGATAGACAGCGCAGACTGCGTGATTATTTCGCAGCTAAAGTAATGAGTGGCATGTGTTCCGGTGATTGGAAGTTTGATCTATTTAGCGGTAAGACCTGGGATGAGATAGCTGCCAAGAGGGCTTATGAGCTGGCTGATGCCATGCTTGCAGAGCGTGAGATTGAAAACATTCCGACATCCCATTGATATGACTGAATTAATTATTGCTGCGGTCGTATTCATGGTTTGCTATGCAGTCTTTCTGTTTATGAAAGGCAGATGATGGCTGGCAAGAAACGAGAAGAGTTTTTTAAACTTGATAACAGTATTACTTACTACCTAAAAGACTATGTGGACGACAAAGATAAGCAACGAAAAATTATCCAAAGGAACAATGGCGATTTGTTCTACATTTTTAAACCAAGAGGAGAAACAAATGAATGCAATATGGGAGAGAGCTAACAAGATTAGCGAACTAGGTTACAAGGTGCATAGCGCCGCAATGGTAATTGAATTAGTAGCTACTAGCATTACAGATAACGCAGAAAGCGGTGCCTGCTGGTGCGCAGTAGATACTCTTACAAGAGTAAGTGATGAAATAGAGTCAGAAGTATCACACCTGATGAGCGAGAACCGTGCGCAAGAAGAATGCATTCGTAAGTTAGAGGCAGTTATAGCTAAGCATAAGCTAACCAAGGATGCGAAGAAATGAAAAAGTTATGCGTCATTAACTTTTGGGAGGGCGGATTTGATGGAGACTTCTTTGAATACTTTTTTCAACGGGCATTAGGTGGTTTTCAATACACAGATAACCCATATGATGCAGACCTTATCGTAACTTCTGTCTTTGGAAATGCTCACTATGATCAGCGAAAAACTATTGCATACATTGGAGAGAATATTCGACCTAGCTACATGGGCTACGATCATTCTCTTTCTTTTGACTATGACAGTTACGGTGGACGTAATTTTCGATTACCTTTATGGTACTCACGGTTAGCATGGCCCGGCTTTGAACAAAAGCCACGCAGACCAAACGCCCATAACCATGGGTACGAACCATTGATTGAGATTGCTCCGCTTGTTCAGCCACGCATACTTGATGCTAGTAAGAAAGATAAGTTCTGCGCAATGATTGCTGGCAATCCTGAAGGGTTACGCATTAACTTGTACAACTCTATATCTAGGTATAAACCCGTACATGGATTTGGAAATATGTTTAACAACTCTTTGCGTCAATCTAAGTTCTCTGTTCTGCCTGAGTATAAGTTTTGCCTATGCCCTGAGAACTCTATCTACGATGGCTATGTAACGGAGAAGTTATTAGACGCCTATGCGGGCGGTACTATACCTATCTATAGCGGAACAATGTCGGCTGACTGCGATTTTCATGAAGGTGCTTATCTGAACTATATGAACACTAAAGATATGAACTGGTTTATTACAACCATTCAAGCTATTGATGAAAGCAAGGAACTTTACGAGGCTATGTATACTAAACCGCTTCTGTGGGAAGAACCCAGCCTTGATAACGCATTAGATTTTGTAAGGAACATAGTCCAATGACACAGTTTGAAGAGGAAGTTCTTAAGCTACTAAAGCAAATCTTATTGGCCTTAAGGAAAAACCAAGACAAATGAACCAATTAAACGATCTATTGGCGTCCTTGTATCCAGTTAAAACAAACTTTGAGCTGGTACGTATTGGCGGAAATAACGATGGCGGATATCTGCTTTCAAACGATTTAGAAGACATTACAGCCTGTTTCTCGCCTGGCGTGGATGTGACTGCCAGCTTTGAGAAAGATCTTCTTGATCGTGGCATTAAGTCTCATCTTGCAGATGCATCAGTAGATGGGCCGCCAGACGGATTAGAGGTAGCATCATTTACTAAAAAGTATTTAGACGGAGTAAATACTGAAGGCTATATGACCCTATCGGATTGGGTATTGAGTAATGCCTATTTTGGTGATGACTTGATTCTTCAGATGGATATTGAGGGCGCAGAATACGTAACGATACTAAGTACACCGTCCGAGGTATTGCGTAATTTTAGAATGATGGCTATTGAAATACACGATGTACAACAGTGGTTTAACAACCCTCTTGCTTGGGGTGTAGTCCAAACTTTCTTTGAAAAACTATTGCAAGATTTTCATGTAGTTCATAACCATCCAAACAATAACTGTCAATTCATTGATGTTAATGGATTGCTAATGCCTACGGTATTTGAGCTAACCTTCTTACGCAAAGATCGCTCGCCAGCCACAGGATTTTGCACAGAGTTTCCGCATCCATTAGATATGCCAAATGTCTTGGATAAACCAGACCGCCCTTTACCAAAGGATATGTACAAATGAAAGAGAAGTACGGCATTAAACACTTTGAAGGCCCAGTAATGGAGCTGACGACAATGATCGGCTGTCCATTGATGTGTACCTTTTGCCCGCAAGAGAATCTTCGGGATAGCTACGGGGATAGCGAGAAGTATATGCAACCTAGAGACCTAGTTGCAGTCCTCTCAAAGCTTCCAAAAGACACTAGGATTGATTTTTCAGGGATGTCTGAGCCTTGGGCTAACCCTCATTGTACGGAGATGCTAGAGACCGTTCTATTCATGGGATTTAACATTGCCATATACAGCACTCTTTATGGAATGACGGATCCTGAGCGAGTCTGTAAGGTCTTAGAAGACCATCCCAACCAAGTAGATGTCATTATGCTTCACCTTCCAGACGCCAATGGCAATATGAAGGGCTGGAAGAATAGCGAGGAATGGCAACACGCTGCTGCGGTAATGTCCCATACCAATGTTCCATGCGGCGTTGGCGCTATGACAATGGATAGTTCAGGTTTAGTACATCCAGAGCTTCAGTCGATGATTGGTCGTCTTCCAGGTTGGAAAGGACATACACGGGCGGATAGTTTAAATACTGAGCAAGTGGCTGGTCAAGCCATCAGCATTACCCCAATGAATACTTTTTCATTAACTTGTAGATCTACGCCGTTTTATGATCGGAATGTTTTACTTCCAAATGGAGATGTTGTTCTGTGCTGTATGGACTACAACCTTAAGCATATTATTGGCAATCTATTAACGCAAACCTATGAAGAAATATTTAAGGGTAAACCCTTATTAGATCTTATTAAGATTAACGAGGAACCTAAATTTTCCAAGTGCAGTATCTGCAAGGCTTGTGAGAACGTGAGAGAGGTTAGTAATGTTTAAGAACATTGTAATAGCAGTATTTCTTATTATTATAGGTATCTATTTTTGGGGTGATAGCCCCGCCCAAGACTGTCCTGTGGAAAAGAAAACCCCACGCTGGGAAGACAATTGCATCATTCAAAAGAGTGGCGATAGGGAGATAAAGACATGCGGGTAATGGTCATCACCCCTACTACTGGCAAAGATACGCTAATGAAAGCTATTGAAAGCGTGTTAAACCAAACAGTAAAGACTGAGCATTTGATTGTTGGTGACGGGGTGGACTTATGTCTTCCTGACAAATCTCACTATATCCATCTTCCCGAAAACGTAGGCGGTAACGGATGGTATGGGCATAGGGTATATGCGGCTATGCCGTTAATGGTAAACGCTGATTACATCTTATTTTTGGATGAGGATAATTGGTTCGAACCAAATCATGTAGAAACCATGATTAATAAGATTAAATCTAAAGACCTAATGTGGGCCTATAGCTTAAGGAGAATATGTGATGAACGAGGACAATATGTTCTTGATGATGATTGCGAATCACTCGGTAGATACCCGACGTTTTACGATCATTTACTCAACTTTGTTGATACTAATTGCTATTGCTTTAGGCGTGATTATTTGGTTAACGTGGCACATCATTTCTACGGTCAATGGGGCGCAGACCGACCATTCTATAAAGCTTCCGCATCAGCTCTGCCTGCCTTCGGATGCACAGGCGAGGCTACGGTTAATTACAGAGCGCCCAAAAGATTACTTAGCATGTTTAGAGAGGGCAACGAAGCTATGAAAAAAGCTTATGGTGAAGAACTCCCGTGGAGAAAGAAGTGAGCTTTAAGGTCTACACGGAAGATGGTTGGCATATAGCCTGGTTTCATACAGTAGATCAAGCCATTCAATCAATGTTAAATAACCCAACACATTATTATCATAGGGAGCATTAATGGAAATCCAATTAGAAGTTACTAAAGAATATGAGGATGGATCTGCTGATGCAGTAGTTCATTTTGATAAAGAAGGACTAGCCGTACTGGTTGAGGCTGGCATATTAAGTATACTTAAACAATATATTGACCAAAAGAAGGAATCAAAATGAGCTTTAAAAATGATAAGAAAATTGCACCGTTTGTGCAACAACAGCAACCGCAGATGCTGGCTAAGTTATTTGTAGCTACGCCTATGTACGGAGGCATGTGTACTGGCCTATATGCTTCAGCAGTTATGCAATCAGTAGGTGTTATGGGCGCCAACCGCATTCAGATGTACTACTCATTTATGATGAACGAGTCACTGATTACTCGTGCAAGAAACAGCATGGCATATGATTTTATAAAGTCTGATGCTACTCATTTAATGTTTATTGATGCTGACATTGGATTTAATCCACAAGACATCCCCCGCATGATACAAGCAGATAAAGACATCATCTGTGGAATCTATCCAAAAAAAGAGATCAACTGGGTACAAGTAACTGAGGCCGTAAAAGCTGGAGTTCCACCAGACCAACTCAGCCAACACACCGGCGCATTTGTTCTTAATCTTCCATCAGGTATATCCAGCACAACAGGAAACATCAACGAACCTATTGAGATTGCTAATGGCGGAACAGGATTTATGCTGATTAAACGAGAAGTGTTTGATAGATTAAATGATAGGGTTCCTAGCTACACTAACGATATGTACCATGCCGTAGATACTGTTCGTGAAGTTAAGGTCATTAAAGAGTTCTTTGCAACCAGTATTGATGAAGAGTCTAACCGTTTGCTTTCAGAGGACTATCATTTTTGTAAGATAGCCCGTGAAGCTGGATTTAAAGTATGGTGCGCTCCTTGGGCAAGCTTTAGTCATACCGGTTCATATAACTTCTCTGGAACATTACCAAGAAGTGCATAATGATTGGCGCCTACAAAACCTACGATCAGTCGCTCAGCGACAAGTACGACACTCCTGGACGAGAAGCTGTTAAAAAGTTTCTTAGTCGGGAGTGGGATTTGTATGCCCAAGACTATAAAAAGTATGAAGTAGATCTTATTTGCAGTAGACATGGTAAGAATAAGATTTATGTGGAAGTGGAAGTAAGGCCGTCATTTCGATGGGAGTTCCCATTTGAAACGGTACATATTCCAGAACGCAAGGCAAAGCTCTTTGATAACGACTTGCCAACGATCTATTTTGTAGTCAATAAAAACTTTACTAAAGCCTTGTGGATTAATACCAATCAAATTACTAACTGTGATTTGGTTGAGAACCCTAATTGCAATGTTAAAGAAGGCGAATATTTTTATAATGTTCCTAAAAAACGCTTTCAATTTGCACAGCTTTCTTAACTTTTTTCAACACAAATACTAGGACATACCCTATGAGTGGTAATTTAATCATTGCAACAGGTTTAATTTACCTGTATATTGCAATAGAACAGTTAGTCAAAGGTAATGTAGCAATGTTTATATGTTACTTAGGATACGCTGGAGCCAATGTTGGCTTATGGATGATGGCAACTAAATAAGAGGAGAAGCCATGAAGAGGAGTTTATTAGCAGCATTGCTGTTGCTAGGTGGAGTAGCCTCCGCACAAGTAACAAGCTGGGACAACAGTCCCTATAACTGGAACAACAGCCAGTACAACTACAACAATAGTTCTAACAATTGGAATAACAGTCCAAACAATTGGAATAACAGTCCAAACAATTACAACTCTACCAATGGCGTCTACGACAACCAAGGTAATCGTCAGGGATATGCAGTGCCAAGCCCTAGCGGAACAGTTAACTATTACGACAACCAAGGTAACCGCCAAGGCTACGTCCCTTATGGAAGATAAGATGATTGACTATTCAGAAACTATTCTTGAACTTAAAGCCGGTGAAAAAGAGTTAAGTAAATTATTGCAACAGCGTGACTTTGCTGGTTCTTGGGACAAGTGCAATGACTTGATTATTGCGTTGATTGATTTGAAGTTTTGGTTGGATAAACAAAAATGATACTAACAAATAAATATAACCTTCCACAGACATTTATGAATGTCTTGGATCGCCCTACCTATAGCAAAGGTAAAGCGCACCTATCAGCTACCGAGTTGATTAATAGCCCACGCATTGTGCTTTTGCGTAAGAAGTATGACGAACAGATTACGACCGATGTATCTGAGATGATGTGGTCTATTTTTGGTACCGCTATCCACTCAGTATTGGAGCAAGGCAAAGACGCCAATCATATTGTAGAACAACGCCTTCACACCGAGATTGATGGCTGGCATTTGTCGGGCGCTATTGACCTGCAAAAGGTTGTCGAGGATGGCATTGAGATCAGCGATTACAAGACCGTAGGAGCGTGGTCTGTAATGAACGAGAAGATAGAATGGGAGCAACAGTTAAACATCTATGCGTGGCTTGTAGAGCGTGTTAAAGAGGCTCCAGTAGTGAAGTTAGATATTGTAGCTATCATTCGTGATTGGAACCGTCGTGACGCACAGTCCCGTCAGGGCTATCCAGAGGCACCAGTTGCTGTAATTAGCATTAACTTGTGGCCTATGGAAGAAAGAGAATCATTCATCCGTAACCTTATACATATACATTCGGGAGCGTTATTTGCGGCTGAGGCTGGAGAGGAGCTGCCACTGTGTACTCCTGAACAAATGTGGGAAAAACCCACGATGTATGCAGTAAAAAAAGAAGGTGCATCACGAGCAAAATCAGTTCATGAAGAACTAGACGCTGCCGAAATAGCTTTAGAAAAAGCTGGAAAAGGATACCAATTGGAGATTCGTCAAGGAGACCGCACTCGTTGCTCGTCTTTCTGTCCGGTTGCCGAGTGGTGTGATCTGTACCAAACCTACCTGAAAGAGAAA